CCTCGTCTTTCCAGTCTGATTGTCTAGCTTCTAGCAATTTTCCCTGGTAAGCTTCCTCACCTTTGGCCATACGCTCTGCATGCATCAATTGTGCATCAGACATTGCCATTTTTGTACGTTGTTTGTTAGCGTAAATTTTACTTCCAGCAGAAACTGCTAATTTAATTGCACTTAACCACATAATTATAGTTTTTTACCTCGTATTATTGCAACATTACCAATTGGTTTGTCCATTTTTGGAGCCGATGGTATTGTTTTACTTAAAATTGTTTTTTCAATCGAAGTATTTGCTCTTAATTTAGCTAATTCTTCGTTTTGATCAAGTTTTTCTTCCTGATTTTCTTGATTCATCATAGTTTTCATCTTATCAAGGTTGATTCTTTGCTCTCCTTCATCAACTTTTCGCTGATTATCCATTGCTCTAAGGTCTAATTCTCTTGCTTTTAGTTTTGCAATAGGGTCATTACCAAAATCACCCATAATTCTGTTCTCTTCTTGCTTAAATTCTTCTGTCATCTCTGCAATCAAGACAGATTTTCTAGATTCTAACGATAAAGTTAGAGATAAAAGCTGTTGTTGAGTCATTGGATCTTGTTGTAACATTGGATTCATCTGAATTGCTTGTTGTAGTTGTTGTAATTGTTGTAGTTCATCTACAAATTCTAGTTCTATTTGCTCTTGTGCCATCAAAGCTATGTGTTCAAATATATTTTTTTCTAATGCACCTAAAACTGCAGGGTTATTTTTAGCTAAATTAGTTGCCATAAAATTTAAGTGAGTTGTAATATGTGATCTATGTTCTTGACCTTTGAATGCTTGAAAAGGTTTACCACTCATTGCTAAAATATTTTCAGAAGCTGGGTCCATTGGTTGAGGTTGTTGTGGTGGCGGCAATACTTGATCAATATTTTTTACACCGATTGCTTCATACATATCTCTGTATGCTTCATACATGTTGTGTATCTGTGGATTTGACATCGCAAGTTGTAGTTCTGTTTGTGCTAAACTAATTCTTTGCGATTGTGAAAATATATTTGGATCAGCAATAGGTATAATATCTACTTTATCATCAAAGTCTGTAGCTTTGACTTGTCTTGTTGCACCTACAACATCATATGGATATTCTGGTGGTAGATAACTTTTAAATACATCTGCTAATAAAACAAACTCTTGTTTCATGGCAGCATACATTCTTTTGTGTATTGCTGACATAACTCTTGAACCACGTTCTAATAATGCAATTGTAGTTCCAACTGCAGCTTGTTGATTACCATCTCCAACTTGCATATCAGCGATAGCTGCAAATCTTTGTCCAGCTTGGACCACAACACCCATTAATTGTAATAATGTAGCTGATGGTTCTTTGAAAGGTAAAGGCATGAAAGCATCTCTAATATTACCACCTGGTGCATCTACATCTCTAAACTCACCTGGTTTAATATTTTCTGCTTCGTCTCTAAGTCTAATACCTCTTTGTTTAAATCCTGCAGGCATGTTTGAAAAACTACCCGCATCAATTAAAGATCTTAATGTTGCTGTTGCAGTTTTTGATAAACCACCAATCATGTGGATTAAACCAAAACCATAGAAACCAAGACCAGGTAAAAATTTAAAGTGTACAAAATAATCTATCTTTCTTCTTAATGGATCTTCTGCTCTATAGTTTCTTCTAATAGATAATACTTCTCTGCTACCTTGATCAATAGTTACAATGTATGGTAATTTAATTCCTGTAGCTTCTCCAGTTTCCATATTTTTATCTTCGAAACCTTCAAGATCTAAGTCAACGTGATATTCTAATATTGTAAATAAATTTTCTTCTTTTGATTTTTTAACACCTTCTATTTCTAATTCTTTTTTCTCGACATCTGTATCTTGTGTGTAACCTGGAGATATTTCTATATCTCTGTAAAAACCAGATACTTGTTTTTTTCTTAAATCATTTTCTGACATTTTTAATCTATGAACAACTGCCTCTGCATCTTCTAATGATGTAGCAGTATACGGAACTATCAAATCGTCTGACGGCACGAATTTAGAAACGGCTCTGTCAAGAAGTTCATCGTAATAAACTTTCTTGAAAGCAGAGCCGCTAAGAGGGAGATAAAAAAGCATCTGATCGAACTCGGGTTCATACTCTTTCATCACATTCATGAGCTGATAGTTCATGAAGTTTTTTACTCGACTTGCCTGTGCCTCTTTCATTTTATCAATGGTACCCATTATCTGAGTGTGTACCGGGCCTCGGGCTGGGAGTAATTCTTTGTAAGCTTGTGCTTGAAACTGTGTTACGGCTTCTCCTAATACAGGGTGTGTTACACCACTAGCACCAGGAAAGGGTTGACTTCTATCTTCGTATTTAAATCCTAAAAGATCTAAACCTTTAACATAGCCATCTTCCCATTCTTTTCTAGAAGATTTGTAATTTAAATAATTTGTGTAAAGTTCTGATCCAAGTTTACCTAAAATTTCATCAGGTAATAAATCTGCTAAATTATCAAAATGTGAGTCTGTCCCAGGTTCGTTAACTTTGTTTGGTTCAAAATTAATATCTACTGAGCCATCTTCATTTTCTGAAATATCTACGCCTTCACCACCTTGTGATTCTGCTACTTGTTCTTCTGCTAAAGCGACTTCTTCTTCGCTAGGCGTTGTTACTGTGTTCTCTACTACGTTTGGTAGAGCCTTGTCTATATCTGACATTCTTTTTCTCCGAGTTCGTTACAAGTATAGTCTGTTTAAATGGAACATTCAACCCTTTTGAGTTAGGTCCCTTTTTTGGTGGTGGTCCACCGCCTGGTATTAATTTTACCATTAATCCTCTAATAATTTGTTTATACCCATTATACCTAGAGATCCTGCTAATCCATATCCTCCGAATCTAGATAATACACCTAATGCTCTTGGACTCATACCTAGCCTTAAAATTTTTGCTACTTTAGGACTGACACCTCTTGCTGCAATTTTAGTTGCAGGTGATGCAAATGTTGCACCAAGATAGTTTAATGGATCTGTTGCTATATCTACAGCTGAATCACCTTCAGCTAATTGTGATGTAATATTCATGGCCTCCATAGGTAATAGTGCTGCTGGCGTACCTAGTGATGCTAAACCTCTACCTAAAACTCTTGCACCTGTTTTAATTGTTCCTGGTGCAACTCTTTTCTTTTCAATACCAAGTGCTCTTGATTTACTAGCCTTGATTGTTGATGGTGCTGTTACTGCTAAACCAGCCGCGGCCTCGGCACCAAGGACCGGGAGTTGATAATCTAATATTGCAGGTCTATCTAAATCTGGCGTAACAGAATCTGTTGCCATATCAACCAACATATTTTTTTGTTGATTCTCGTCCGACAAATAAGTTGTTGGATCATCATTTCTAAATTGTTTTACTAATCCTGCACCCACAGCTCCTGCTGCACCAGCTAAACCAAATCTTGCAAGACCAGGTGCTCTTAAAAATGCTAATGCAGCGTTTTTAACTTTTGCTAATGGTCCACTAGTTGCTTCTACGTTTGCTAGTTTTTGTGCTGAACCAACTGGATCTTTTCTTATTGCATCTGCACAAGTAGCAGCGATACCTCCAGTTGCTTTATTTAAAATAACATCACACGCTGCATCTTTATTAGATTTTACCGCATTAAATAATTTATTTGCATTTGCTGCAGCCTGTTTGGACACTTCCATATTTTCTCTAAATATACCTGCTTTAATAATATTATCTATTTCTGATTGAGGCATACCTGGAGTCACTTTCATATTTTTATATTTATTTAAAAATTGACCTATCTCTTTTTCTGTCATTCCTGGAAAATCTCCAAACGGATCTATTGATTGTAATGGTCTAACAAAATCTCCGTATGTATTACCATCACTTAAAGTAACAATTTTATATCCATCAGATTGAGCAGCATACTTCATAAGTTTAGTATCAAGTTTATCTAACTCTATTTTCTTTTTAGCAGCTGACATATTACTGTTTTTAACTTCTTCTATCTTTTCTGATGCTTTTTCAATTTTATAATCTAAATCTGTAAATCTGTTTTTAGCAGTTATGGATTCATCACCGCCCATCATTTGATTAATAATAGCTGGAGTTCTAATTAACCTATCTCCAGTAATCATTTCTTTTCCTCTGATGTTTCCAGCGTGCCCTTTATGAATCTCAAGATCTCCTACAAAAGGACCGGCTGAAGGGTATCCTCCTCTTGCTAAAATATCTTTAGATCTTTTTTGTTTTTCTAAATACCTTTTCTTTTTTCTAGCATCTAAAGTTTTAAGGTCTGGTGGTGCATTTTTAATTGGGTTTGTTTTTCTATAATCTTTTACAGCTTTTATAGCATCTGATTCTTTTCCAAATTCAGTAGATAAAACTGTTTTATCCTTAACACTAATCTGTGCTCTGTATAATGTTTTTTCTACTCCTGTTGGTTTATAAGTGCTTGGTTGATTTCTGCTACCTATTACTTCTTTAAATTTTTGTTTTATAACAT